TTTCATTACTCTTCGATCTCAGTCCCATGATGCATAGTTTTACCATGTCTACCGTGGTAGTCTCCATTGGTTTAGTGGGCATGTCTGTACTCCATTTCGTCGATCATATTCGACATGTTGCGCCCCGGCTTGTCACAGCAAGGGCATTCGTTTAACTGCTCTGCTCCATACATGGACCAAAGCAGGTAGTATACACAATCGCAATCTTTGCAAAAGTAAGTCTCAAGCCATTGTTCTGTTTTCATTAGTGCCTCACAAGTCCAATGCGGTTATTTTTAGAATTCAATGCGACAAGATCAGAATATGAACTATCGGCATAGAGTGGTGTTGGTACTGAATCATCAAACACCATAGCATGCCTGTCATGCGCCACGTTGATCAAACCATCCTGCTTTCCACCAAATGAAAAGATCACTGTGAAATTCTCCGGCCATCTCTCACGCGCGGCTTTCAGACGTTTCACTTCCTTTGTATATGCATAGAAACGCGTTTGTGGATTCGAGCGCATAATCCTGAACCATGTTTCAAGGTACGCGTCACTGTAGAAATCTCCTGAATCATGAATTCTCAGAATTGAGATTTTGTATTTCTTTATTTGATCATCTGCAACGATAGCAAACAAAGGAAGATTCTTCGTTAGCTCGAAGCGTGATTCCTGCGCTTTCTTTACATTCGGCATCAGGTAAAACCCCTTCGATGCATAACAGATTTTCTTGCAATCTCCCGCATTCGGACATGTCCGTTTTGCAGGAAGTCCAAACGCCCATATGCCATCCTTTGATAGCTTCGAATTTGAGTTTGAAAAAAGTTTCATAGTTCACCTTTCAAGTATTTCAGCAATGTCGATGCACGGTGCAATCCATAGGTTAGTTCGTTGATCAAGTCTGCACCGTTGACGTCTTTTTCTACTTCGAGCAATCCATCGAATTTCGATGTCAAATGCGTCAACAGGTCTAGAGCTTGCCTTTTGGCTATTTCTTGGTTTGTCATTGTGTCTTGTCTCCTCTGACAAGTGTTATACATGGCTGCGGTATCAGTGGCAAGAGTTATTTTAGGGTAATGTCGATTTATTTTTTCGGGCGTTCGACGGACTATATAATGATGTCGCGTAGCGGAAAGAAAAATAATACTAGTAGTAGAATAGTCGGACTCTTATTAGTTGATAAGTATAGTTCGTATTATTAACAATTTGTTTACTATTCGATGATATAGTAACACTAATAGTTGACTCGTTGCGGATGAAAGGGGTTTCGTTGCGGTTGATGTGCAACGAGTTAAAGTGCAATAGAACCAGGGCTTTAGGTGCTCGTTGCGGATGAACTATTTACCACTTGAGTACAAAAAGTTTTTATATATATATGTATACCATACCAATATAGTATGGTATAGGTATATATATGGTATACGGAAAGGATTTCAGCCGTTTTAAATCTCATCTGCAACGATCAACTATTATCCTGAATCTTGCCGCGTGCTTAACGCGTCGCATACTCGTTGCGGTTGATGTGCAACGAAACGCCATTTATCCGCAACGACCCAAAGTGGTTTAGTATTCTTTAACCCATAGCGCAAAGCACTTTAGTCAAGCATTTTGCCACAAGTGGCATGCTTCGTGCATAATAAATTTGGTTCATTACCCTAGCTTACAGTTACAATTAACACGGCGCGCGATGCGGGGATACCCTAGCTTACAGTTATTTTATATGCAGCGCGTTAACAAAGTTAAGGAAATTCACATTGTTAAAAATATTCACATTGTTCAGAAATCTTAACAGTCCCAGGAATTCTTAACAAATGTCCAAACTTTTGACAGGTGTCTAGGTGTCAGAAAAATAACAGTTGACTGTCAAAAATTTTGACACCTGGCTCGAGCGCTCTGTCTAGGTGTCAGAAAAATAACAGTTGACTGTCAAAAGTTTGGTCAGGCCTGGCTCGAGGTCGCGCGGCGCCAGCGACAGGTATCACTTGACCAAGATGCTCGAGACGTGGTACGGTGCGTCTCATTATTAACTTGGTCGAAAGGACAAAAACATGAGTACTGAATTGGCAATCCGATCTGCGGTTACAAAAGGAATAAAAAAGGAAGGCGACGTGATGCTCGACAACGTTATCGCGCTCATCCAGATGGACAATTATACGATAACGTCTTTTTCGGTTCGCGACGGTTATGAGGGACCTGTGACGCAAATCCGTCTCAAATCCGGGAACAACGTTATCAATCTCGAGGTAGTTGAGGGACGATCATGAAAATTTGGGCGGTTGTTTTGTGTGTCTCGTTTATGATCTTCTTCGTCGCCGCAATTTGCGGGACGTTCGGGACGTTCGGGACGTTTCACCTGAAGAATGATCATTTGATGACTATGTATATCGGCTTTTCGTTCGGCGGTCTGCTCACCGCGCTCGGAGCGCTCAAGTGATCATCATCGATATACTGTTAAAGGTCGCAACGTTTATCTCGGTGCTCGCCGTGATCTACGTTGCCTTCGTTGCGTATCTCACCTTGATGCGACTCTGACCAAGCGGCTCGTGCCACGGACGGCGCGCCGCTCGAGCGCTCACCCCTTACAGGTCGGCCCCCGGCTGGCGACCCCAGCTTATCGCGCGCGTTACAATGACCGAGCGAAGCGAGCACCTTATGTTCCCTTTATAATAGATCCTACTCCTTAGTCTTCTCTTCCTGTCGCCTGGATACAGGTGACAGTCAGATAGTCCTACTCCTTATGTCCTATTGCCTTCTTGCTATAATAGATAGCAAGATGATGACGAACGACGGTGCGACACGCAGTGACGGCACGACGTGAGTCGTACCTTGGGTGAGAATGAAGGGGGGGTACCCCCAAATTCGAACCCTTCCCAAAAGTGTCCCCACGTCTCACGAACCGGGCATCATTTTTCATAAAACTTGACTCACCGCACCATGACACATTCATCCAACTTATCTAAGCTAGCGACTAGATGGGACAGTCTGAAGAATCTTCGCTACCTATAGTTATATCTGCGTCTGATATCACGGATCCTGCGGTTGGATCTGTGCGTAATCCTGTGCAGAGGTATACAGCAGTCCTCGCTGATAAAGTTGTTGATTTGTATTTTGCCGGAAAGAGTCTGCATGCGATATCGGCTGAAGAGGGTATGCCGTGTTACGCCACACTTCTCAGGTGGTACGCTCAAAATGCCGAGTTTCGAGCGAAGATGGACGAGGCTGAGACGGCCAGAGCCATGCATCATAGGGATCAGGCGATGGAGATTGCACTTTCCCCCGCTGGGAAGGACGAGGTTCCTGCTGCGAGGCTTGGATTTGATGCGCATGTATGGGCGGCTGAGAAGGCGGATCCGAAGAAGTTTGGGAAGCAGACAAATCAGAACACGCAGATCTCTGGGGGAGTCACGATAAATGTTGTGACGAATGTTCCTGAGAGAGATGAGAAGCGTGTGATTGAGTTGAATGAAGATGGGACGATAAAAAATGGGGATGCCGACGGTAATATCGAAGAACTCTGAGACGGTGACTACGGGATATGTGCCGAGATCCTTTCAGAGTGAGTTGCATCGCAAGTTAAAGCGATTTAACGTGGTGGTATGTCACAGAAGGTTTGGGAAGACGGTATGGGCGATCAACGAGTTAGTGGACAAGGTGTTGTGTTGCAAGCTACCGATGCCCCGTTTTGCGTATCTAGCACCTACGTTTGGTGCCGCGAGGAGAATTGCATGGGATTACGTGAAGAAATACTGTGGCAATATCCCGGGGACGAGTTTCAACGAGGCGGACTTGAGGGTGAACTTCCCGAATGGTGGGACGATCACGCTTTTAAGTGCGGAGAATCCTGGATCACTACGAGGTATCTATCTTGACGGCGTCATATTGGATGAATTTGCGGAAATGGACCCAACTGTATGGACCCAAGTTATTCGACCAACTCTCTCCGACAGATCCGGATGGGCCATCTTCATTGGTACACCAAAAGGAGCAAACACCTTCTTCGAACTCTATGAGTACGCAACGACGGCTAGCGATTCAGAATGGTTCGGAGCAAAGTACAGAGCCAGCGAAACAGGACTCCTCTCAGAAGCAGAGCTTGCATCGGCCAAAAGAACGATGGCGGAAGAAGAGTACGCGCAGGAGTACGAAGCGGACTTCAACGCAGGGCTGACGGGTGCGTATTTCAGTAAGGAGATGAGTCTTGTGGAAAAAGAAGAGCGTATCACTGATGTACCTCACAATCCGGGCTTGCCCGTGGATACTTACTGGGATCTTGGTGTGGGCGACGCTACATCTGTGTGGTTTGTTCAGTCAGTCAACGGAAAACACAACATCATCGACTACTACGAAACCACGGGTGGTAGCATTCCAGATATCCTGCGGGATATACGTGGGAAGCAGTACAATTACGGCAGGTTCGTATTTCCGCATGATGTGGAAGCGAGGGACTTCTCAACAGGACGTACTCGTCTGCAGACATTCTACTCTCTTGGCGTGAGGAACACGCATGTGGTTCCGAAGATTGGATCTAAGAGAGAGTCAATTCATGCGGCTAGGATCATTTTTGCGAAATGCTGGTTTGATAAGAAGAAGTGTGAGCGTGGGATCAAGTGCCTGATCAACTACCAGCGAAGGTTTGATGCGAAGAATAACGTCTATGCTGACGCACCGTTACACAACTGGGCATCAAACGGGGCGGACGCGTTCCAGCAGTTTGCGATGGGATCACGATCAGATAGCAAAGCAAGTACTTTGTTTTTAGATCGCGAAGATGTATACTCGGCAAAAGAGTTGTCTGCAGATATGTCTTATGATCCTTTTGGGGGTAGGTAATGAGTATTCTGGACGACGTTGGTGAAACAACCGGCTGGTGGAAACCTTCGGATAGGCCGGGGCATTACCGAAATGGTCGTGGAAGACCAGACCCTGTTCCGTGGTCTACTATTTCTGTCGATGACTTTCAAGCCTTTATCAATTCGAGTGTTGGAGGAAAAGAAGTCGGCTCGATGGGAGACATCAGCGGATTTCAGGCAGTGTCAGAAGGTGCTGCGCATACAGACTCGAGCGGAAATCTGATATACGATCAACGTGCGATGCAGAGTGGATATGGAAAGGATATTCTTGGGTATCTCGCTGCACGCAATCAGGGCAAACAGGCACAGGCAGACTATATTCAACTCTTAAAAGAACGCCCTGGAAGACGCGGGACGATTCTTACTACTGGAGAGTCACCGCAGATTGCGCAGACGATTCGTTCTATCTCTGCCGCGCGTAGGTGTGTTTCAGGATTGGTTTGGCATTGCTCGTGGATCTAGCGTCGAAGGAACTGGCGCACCATCACCAAGTGCATATACCGATGAGATCTCTGGAAGCGATATGCTTCTTTGGCAGAATGCCAACATCAGTGGTAAGTCAGTAGGGGACATCGGACTGAACTCATCGCAGGGGACTTTTACTAGCGATGGAACGTTTCACTATTCGCCGGGGCTTGGACGTGGCGGATATCAGGATATTTTGAACTATCTTAAGATCAGAACACAGGGTAAACAGGCACAAGAAGAGTATCTTAAACTTTTGAGAGAACGTCCTGGGCGTCGTGGAACTATTCTGACGAATGGTGGGGATCCGCAGATCGCGCAGACAATTAAAACGATCGCAACGGCGCAGAGCGAGAAGCCTACGACGATACTTGGGGGATAATGTGGCAAACGAATTGAACTACAACCAGCCTGACGAGCAGCCCGAGGAAATGAAGAAGAAGGCCAAGGAATACTGCGAGAAGCTCGATAAGATGAAGGCTGAGCGCGGTATGTGGGAGAACCACTGGCAGGAATGTATGGACTACATCATTCCTCGCAAGAGCGATATCCAGCGCACTCGTACTCCGGGTGAGAAGCGTGGGCAGGAGTTGTTCGATTCGACCGCCATCAATGTGAATCAGATGTTGGCCGGTGCTCTTCATGGCATGCTGACATCTCCTTCGA